GGAACATAATCAATTACTGGAATTCCTGCACGTCTAAGCTCATGAATAAGTGGTTGTCCTGAAGCTTTAGCTTCAATTATTACGGTTTCCGGTTCCCAGTAATGATATTGCTCTAATGCAACATTTTTTAAATCTGGAAAGTCATACCTACCTTTGTGAGCATCTAATAATATAATTGCTTTTTCGTAACCTTCTACAGGTTCGAAGACACCCCAAGTGGTGATGGCAGAATAGTCGGCAGTTTCTTTTTTAGAAAATGCAGTATCATAAGATTGTATCACGTGTAGTAGTTTTGGAAGTTGCTCCTTATTATAATCTTGCCACCATTCTCTTTTTACAATTGCACCTTCTTCTGAAGTTGGGTCCTGCATGTATTGTGCATTCCAATTCTTCATTGAGATTGAGGCTTTGACAGAATCTAAATCTTCTTTGTTCCAATACTCAGGCCATACTGGTTTATCATCAGGCATGATCGCAGGAAAAGAAATTACTTTCCATTGATCTGCTTTAGCACCACTCTGTGCTTTAACCAACCTTCCTGTAAGATCATCGGTAGCCCAACGAGTCATGACTACAAGAATACGGCCACCGGGTTGTAAACGCTGTCTGGGTCCTGAACTATACCATTCGTAAGCACGTTCCATCGCTGTATCGGACAAGGAATCTTGTTCCGTATGTGGATCGTCAATAATAAGCAAATCGGCCCCTCGACCTGTGATAGATCCGCCAACACCCGCTGCAAAGTATTCACCACCATGATTGGTTTCCCACCTGCCTTTTGCTTTACTGTCTTCTCTTAATGTAACATTTCCAAATATTTCTTTATACTCCTTGGTGTTCATTAAGTTACGAACTTTGCTACCGAACCTTGAAGCAAGTTCAGCGTTGTGAGAAACTTGCATAATTTTTTTCTTTGGATACTTTCCGATATACCAAGCGGGGAATAAATAAGATGCGAATTCAGATTTAGTATGACGTGGTGGCATGTTAATTATGAGCCTCTTTGCATCACCATCTGCAATATCTTGAAATGATTCAGCTATAAGTTGATGGTGCCCATACTTCTTTGGGTCCTTTGTTTTACGATAAATAAAATCCTGCCAAACAGACTCTGCAAAAATTAAAAAATTATCCTGGCATAACTTGATCCACTCCAACTGTTTTTTCAGAATAATATCTTTTAATTCGTCTTCAGTTAAATTTTCTATTTTCATCTCGTTTGGGACCCTAGTATATTTGTATATCCTACTTTGTAAACCCTTTCGCTACAAAAAACCTAGCCCAGCAACGCGAACCCTGATGGCGTAAAAATTAAAAACGATTTTGAGATTGATTATGAGCCTTGCTATAGGTGTGCGATAGATACACCAATGGCGCGTTATACTACGCGCCATTGGTTAGGTGTTAATTATTCTGTGTTGTGTATTGCTTGAACAAGTGTGCTAAACTTTTTAAGTATGTTGTCCTTGAACTCGTCAACTATTGGATTACCAACGTTCTCAAGTATGTGCTTCTCACACTCGCCCATTAACAGTTGGAACATGATCTCATAGTTGAGTTGTTTCTTTTGTCCATTGTCCACCACCATGTCTGCAAGTGATGTTGGTGCATTAGAGTTTAACTTCTCACTCAATACATTAGCTATGTTAATCAAATCATTATTGGGCATTTGATACCTCGCCAATAGCTTTATATTCAGCATACTCTATTTGCTTTTGATGTGCATTCCATAAGTCAATGTGATCTACCTTGAACTTATCTTTATCAAAAGATTTTCTAACTCTTTTAATCTTTTGAATTCCAAAACTATTTCCATGCTCATCTTGAACAATGATTAAGTTTTGATTTGTTCTATCAAACACATTAACAATAGATTGTTTCATTGTGTCTAACTCTTTACTAAGTCTATTAGACTTTAGCTTTAACTTAGCATAAGCAACAACTACTTTTTTTTCATCTTGCTTTAGCTTCTTTATTGCGTTTGTCATTTTTACCTCTTTGTTAGTTTGACCCATTCAATATATATCTTATTAAATCTTATGCAATAGTTAATTCATCTTTTTTTTATCTTTTTTATTAATGATATTATTAATGGTATTAGCATTCGGCTCTACCTCTAGTTGTGCGTTTATTATATTAGACATTTTTTTTATCATGTTGGTGAAATCGTCCTGCGCCTGCTGTCCAGATTGTTTAGTCTTATCCTTATCAAACTTGCCACCACGAGAACGAGACGAGGCGACAGTAGTCGCCTCGTTAATTTTATCTTTAGCCATTACCAACTACACCAATATTCAACGACCTTATTCTCGTTGATAGATTGCTCACAGAATTTAAGAAACTTAATATCTTGTTCCTTGTACTCTTTGACACTATCCTCTTGGAACTGTTGCCCCCAGAAAAATCCGTCTTCGGCTTTATAATCTTTAAAGCCCTCTTGGATTTGTTCAGCTAACTCTTTAGCAACCTCTTGAGTTATATATACAGGTGCTTCACAATCAGAATTAAAACCTAAATGTGAGAGTGAACCCTCGTGTTCATGGTGTGCGTTTTGTTCGTCCCACTTCTTTGACATGAACTGTTGAAGTCTTGCGTGTTTTCTCCACACGAAAACTTTTTCTTTATCTCCGTAATCATCATCAGAGTAATATTGTTCCCAATCTACTTTCTGACCTCGAAGGTGTGCGTGTTGATCTAGTCCCATAACTTTTCTCCTTTGTTGTTTAATCCTATTGTCTTATCGTATCTTATATACCTTTGCAACAATTATCTTTTAGAATCATTCTAAACTAGCGACCTTACCATTCTTGATACCACAGCAGTTTCTCCTGCACGGGTGCCAAACTCCATAGTAATCCAACACAGATGTTATCCATTCTTTCAAACGACACCGAGCTTTACCACGTCCTGTTCCCAGCGCCAGTCCTGTACCCAGCAGTACCTTCTGCGCAGGGACGTGCAGCTTTAGAAACGAGACGACATGTGGGCATCAGAGTATACCAACGAGCGAGAGCATCAGGATCCCAGTGCCAGCTAAGGTTAGTCCTGGGAACATGAAGAGAAGGCATAGCCAAACGACAACGATGGTCACTCTCCTGCAGCTTCTGCTGCGGGACCGTCATCCTTCACCTCCGATTCTTTCCATGTATTTCCATTAGCGATGCAGCGAGATCCGGTGCCCCCGGTAAGCGCGTATACTTTGCCTTCTTCAGGCTTATCAATTGAGTCAGCAGCAGCTGGTGCTGCCAAGGTCCGTGTTCTTTTGTTCATAGTTCTCCTTTGGTTAACGAGCTATATATAAGACACGATGGGAGACCTGTCAAGGCCTTTCTTTTATTTTTTTTAATCTTTCTTCAAACGACCATTTCTTTTCCACGGGAAGTTCTTTTACCATCTGAGTCGCCAGCTCCTGAAGGTCAGTCACCTGCTGCTGGAGCTCATCCATTCTCTTGTTGTAGGAACGAGCTTTGTTCTCGCCTCGAACGAGATCGAGGGCATCGAAATCTATTGCCATTGTTTCTCCTTTGTTTAGTCTGACCATACGACATCATGGGATACAGGTCAAGCAAAAGTTTTTGCCGAAGGAGATCCCAGCACCCCCTGAAGCTCACGCTGCGGGGGGCTCACCAGTGGCCAGTAAACGAGAACGAGGTTTGTCATGAAACGAGAACGAGAAACGAGAGCTTCACCTGCTGCTGGTGCCCAGGCCACTGATCAAACAAAGAGGGAAAAGATCAGTGGCCAGGAAACGAGAACGAGGATTACGCTGCCTCCGAAGGAGATCCCAGCTCCTGCAGCATCCTTCGCTGGACCAGTGGCCATTGTAACGGGAACGAGAACGAGGCAAACGAGACCAGGGAACGAGGATCAGTGAACACGGACACCGGTCTGTACAGTTTAAGAGACTTCTGCAAGAGGGTCTCTTTCAAGATAATAACTTTGCCACCTGCACGAATATACTTATTGATCCAAACAATTTGCCACTTATTTAGCTTGGGATAACTTAGTGAATCTGATTTCAATTCTATCCAAAATACTTCGTTACTCAATACTGCATGTATGTCTGGAATGCCGTTGATTGTGCTAGATTCTACGCGGGTTAGAAAGCAATCAGTCAGTCCTTGTTTAACCTTTTGCCATAGTCTAGTTTCCCCATTTTTATTGGACATGATTAAGTAAGTTTAATAACCCTCATTGATACAATAACTGACGTTGGAATGATAACTGTGCTACCAATATCATCAAAGGTAGGTTTACTTTTTGATTCAATGTAGTCTCTAAATAGTCTTGTAACACCATTTTTTTGATCAAGTAAATAACCTTTTGAAACGCAAACAGGAAGTTTTTCTTTTTGCAATATAGATAAACTACTCCAGCCGCTGTCATCTTCGATATCAACCCATTTAACTTCTACAAATGAATAATCTTCAATTTTATTACTAAGATGTTTAATTGTTTTTAATTTTTTAATTTTTTTATTCATCAATCGTTACCTTAATCTTACCAACTGAAACAGTTATGGTAGAGTTATGCACTTGATTGAAAGCATCTAACCAGTCAGACCAACTAGCTTTCTTCAATTGCTGTAACGTCTTTGGACTCAACCTCAATCGTTTTGGCATTGAAGCCATCGATTTTGTTTGATAATTCCTCAAGCTTTTTTTCAAGTTGCTCACGTGACATACCCTCCAAACCACTAACAGTTACTTCTTTACGATCAACATAAGCTCCAGCTAATTGACCAGATCTATATTCAGCGTTAATAGCAGCAGCGAATTGTTTTTCTTTCTCTGCTTTGTCAGCAATTCTTTCTAACCTTTTGTATCTTCTAAGGTTGTCACTTGTGTATTTTTTTACTTCTCTTTCAAACAACTTATCAAAGTAGTTTGCTATATGAGGACTGTGTTTTCTAGATAACATTCTAGATGCAACAGATCCATAATCTTTTTCATTAGTACAAACATAGCCTGCACGTTTAAGAGCTTCAGCTTGTGTTATGTTACCCCAATCTTGCACATAGATTTCAACAAACATTTTTTGTTTTGGAGTTAAATCTAATTCGGTTCTAAGTGATTTCTTTTTAAGTCCACCCGGCATTACTTTCTGCCTCTGGGTTTTTTAATTTTACTTTTAATAAAATATTTTATATCACCTTTTGCAGCGTCTCTTGACTGTGCTTTAATGTTTTTACTAGGTTGTGCTTCCATCATTTGTTTAATGGTTTTACCGCCACCTCTATAATAAGATTTAGCAGCTTTTAGCACTTCCTTACCTAATGAGTTTATCAATAGAAATTTCTTATACATAATTTCTATTATATAGATTATTTCATCGTAAAGTAATAGCCCCAAAAAGTTTCGATAGCGTTCCCGCAAGAGTGGTGTCCCTAAGGGACACCACAGGGACACCACAGGGACAGTACTAAATTGACTAGAAGTGTTGATATAATTGAATAATAGTCAACAGGGACACCAGGGACACCTCTTTTACCCCCTGGGGTACTTTTTATTAGTCAGGGGTCTAGATAATCTATATAGTAGATATTTTCCCGTTGTCCGGTTTCCGGTATTATGGTACATTTGCACTGTGTTTATTCACATTTACTATTGGTTAATTACTTCTGAGGGTTTTTTTAAGGATTGCTCCCTATGTTTACCCTCAGGAGTAAAATTTATTCGCCCACCATGACTAATTTTCTAGTCTTTTTAAATTTTCTTTTAAAATAAGTTTTTTAATAATTCTTCTTTCCTCCTTAGTACTTGCTGCTCTATACCGTTTATATAAATCTCTATAACTAATCCATGATTTTTGTAATTTAGTAAAATGTATTTTTCCTACATTAATTAATTTTAAATATTCTCCACGTACAAATTCTGGGTCCATATCAGCACCCCAACATACGTCCTTAAAATCTTCAGAATTATTAATAAACCATTTGTGTGAATCATGCTTGTGATATGTTTCTTTTTTAAAACCAGACACATTAGTAGCATCTTCTAAGGCCTGCACCAGGATAGCTTGAAACAATCTTTGTTCAGCAAAAGCTTTGGGTTTTGTAATCTCCAGGCTCAATTTAATGCCCAAAAATTTTAGTAAGCTCGGAGCACAAGTCATAGGCCTTTTTTTTATCCATTAAAAATGTTTTAGATGATTTTTTTCTGGCTCTACGACTGTTTATGTAAACTCTAAAATAAAGATTCCACATGCGTTCAATATAATGCATCTTGTCCTCGCCGGTCATGATGTCTAACAATATAATTGAATCTTTAAGTAATCCCTTAGCTTTTTTTACACTCATCTGCATAACCACGATGTGGGAAAAGATATGGATTGGGAAAATCTACACCGTGGTTAAGCATTTTTCACAACCAGTTTTAAGCCTTTTGCCTTAGCAACTGCTTTTCTACCTGATTGCCATCTATCCTCGATTTTATCAAGAAAAGAAAGACTGAAATTTCCTAAACCAAAGTCATTTCCACAATACAACTGAAACATCAAACTTGTTAACTCATCATACGTTTTTTTATTTGGACACACCATCACTAGCTTGTCCAACGCATGGTTTAATGCTTCTTCGCTACCTTTTTTCATAGCTTGACCCACAAAATTATCCTTTTAATTTAAAGTTAATTTAGGTTTCGTTGTTCGGTGAAAATAAAGTGTTTTGAAAGCCCCACTTATTTCATTTAGGCTTAGGAATACTATTTAATTAATAACTATTTTGATTTTGATTGCAAGTAAAAAAAAGGGCCAGTCTCCCGGCCC